AAAGGATACTCCATGAACGTTATTGATGAGATCAATCGCTGGTGGCCAGTGCTCAGCATTATCGCCACGCTTGCCTGCGGGTGGTGCCTGTATCAGCTTTCGCGGCGGTTCGTCAGCAAAGACGAGCACGAAGCGTTGCATGGCACCGTTCGGGGGCTGGGTGGCCGGGTCGACGTGCTCGAACGCCGGATGGAGACGGTCCCGGACGCCGGGACCATGCACGCCATACAGCTTTCCCTTGAGGAACTGCGGGGCGATATGAAGGCGATAGGTACGCGCATGGACGGCATGGAAACATCCATTTCAGGGATGAAGGGCCAAATCAATATCCTTGTGCAGCATCATCTGGAGAACAGTAAGGTATGAAAAACCGCACGTTGAGCGAGTTGCAGGCGTCCTACCGCCGGGCGATCATTCTGCGTTTTCTGTCCGAGGACTTCGACCATTCCATAGACACGGAGCTGCTGCGCGCTGCGCTCAGAACGGTGAGCTACGGCGTTCCCCGCGCTCAAGTGCATGAGGACGCCGCATGGCTTGAGCGGCACGGACTGGTGAGCCGTGAGGACGTGGGAGGCGCGCTGATCATGAAGATTACCCGACGCGGCCTCGACGTGGTCGCCGGCGACGAAGTTGTCGAGGGCGTTGAACGCTCCTGTCTGGAGGCGTGACATGGGTCGTAAATCATCCCTTCGCCGATTGTCGCCGGAGGTTTTGCAAGAGATAAACCGGATACTTTCCGAGGGCCGGTTGACGCTTGACGAACTCCTCGAACATCTGCGGGGTATGGGCGTTGATACCATTTCCCGCTCCGCGCTCGGACGCCAGAAACAGCGGATCGACAAGGTGGCCGCGAAGCTGCGCCAGAGCCGGGAAATGACCGAGGCGCTCGTCAGGGAAATTGGGCCGTCCGTAGCGGAAGGACAGCAGGGGCGCTTGCTCGTGCAGACCTTGCGCGATCTGGTGTTCGATCATCTGGCGGCGCGGGTTGAGGAAGGAGACGTTGATGATCCGAAGGCGCTTATGGCGCTGGCCCGCACACTGAAAGACATGGCGCAGGCCAACCGCCTTGATCAGGACTTTGAGGCGAAGGTCCGGGAGCGCATCCAGAAAGAGACGGTGAAGGCCGTGGAAGACAGCGCCCGCGAGGCCGGGCTTTCCGCCGAGACGGTGGAAGCGATCAAGGGCCGCATTCTGGGGATAAAAGATGCCTAAGCCGCCTGTGACCGCCGAAGAATGGGAACGCCACCGAGAAGCGTCCCGACAGGCTCTTCCCGACACACTCAAGGGAAAAACGCTTCCGGACGTCCTCTTGCCGTACCAGCAGCGGGCCGTGGCCTCGATCATGGAGCTTCCGGTGGTGGTCATCGAAAAGAGCCGCCGTATCGGCCTGACCTGGGGGATAGCGGCCGCGGCCGTGCTGGTTTCGGCGGCGTCGCGTTCCGCCGGAGGGATGGATTCCCTCTATCTCGGGTACAGCCTCGACATGGCCCGCGAGTTCATCGATACGGCGGCGATGTGGGCGAAGGCGTTCGCCCCGGCGGCGTGCGAGGTTGAGGAATGCCTTTTCAAGGATACGAAGCCCGACGGCTCATCGGACGACATCCTCGCCTACCGCATCGTTTTCGCTTCCGGTTATGAAATCATGGCGCTCACCTCCCGCCCCCGTTCGCTTCGTGGGCGTCAGGGCATGGTCATCCTCGACGAAGCGGCTTTCCATGATCAGCTTGGCGAGGTCATGAAGGCGGCGCTCGCCCTGCTCATGTGGGGCGGTAAGGTCGTGGTCGTCTCGACGCATGACGGGGACACCAACCCGTTTAACCTGCTGTGTGAAGAAGTACGGAAGGGAAACAAACCGTATGAGCTTGTCAAAATCACATTTGACGATGCGCTCGCTGACGGGCTGTACCGCCGAATCTGCCTCACGCAGGGGAAGGAGTGGAGCACGGAAGCGGAAAGCGCATGGCGGGAAGATATTGTCGCCTTTTATGGGGAAGACGCGGACGAGGAACTTTTCGTCATTCCCCGGCACGGCTCCGGGGCGTACATCCCGGCGGCGCTCATCGAACGCGCCCAGCGCGTCGACGTGCCGGTCTTGCGCTTCGAGCGGCCGGACGCATGGGCGGAGCTTGCGGATCACCTTCAGGAAGCCGAGGCCCGCGACTGGTGCGAGGCGGAACTTTCCCCCGTGCTCGCCGGGATTCCGGCGGGGTTCGACACCTACGCCGGGGAGGACTTCGCGCGCAAGGGCGACCTCACATCCCTTTGGATAGCGCAACGGCGGCAGGACATGAGCTTCCCGTGCGTGCTGCTCCTTGAGCTTCGCAATGTTCCTTATGAAATTCAGAAGCTCATCGTGTTTTACGTCCTCTCCCGGCTGGCGAGGCTCAGGGGCGGCATGTTCGACGCCACCGGGAACGGCGGCTACCTCGCCGAGGCCGCCGCGAAGCGCTTCCGGGGAATCGTCGCGCAAATGCTCAATCCCACCTTTTACGCGGGGATTACGCCGAAATTCAAGGCGGCGTTCGAGCGGGACGAAGTCGTCATGCCCCGAGACGTCGACGTATATAATGATCACCGCTCCATCCGTCTGGTAAAGGGCGTTCCCCAGATCGTCCGGGAAGAACAGCGGGCGGGCAAAGGTGAAGACAGTAAGGGGCGGAAGAAACGGCGTCACGGCGACTCGGCGATCGCGCATCTTCTTTGTTATGCGGCATCGCAGGAGAAAAAGGCCGAAATCGAATTTTTGACGGAAAGCGGGGAGTCAGGCTGGCGGAGTACGTCCGGCGGCCTTTTCGCCGCCCGCCCCGGAGGAGCTGAGGAATGGTGAAAGAGAAGAAAACGCCGAAAATCCGGCCCGAGTACCGCGTCGTCAGTTCC